AAAACCTGTCTAAATGTTGCACTTATAGTAGCTCGATTTAGGTAAGGTATTGATTTTGTCCAACTATCGCACACCCATTTATAAGAAGTTGTAGTGTCAGGAGGAGTCCAAGCAAAGTTTGCTCCGTCTGAAGCTCTGTTATCTAAGAACGTAGAAATTGTATCTGCATCGGTTTCACTAATATTTTGCCAACGTAAACTCCATTGTTTTGGATTCTGATTTAAACCTACGTTTACTCTGATTTCATACCCATCACCCATGCTACTGACACGGGTTTTAGGAGTATTTCTTTGGTTCGCTCCATACGAAGGAGTAATTGAAGGAAAAGTTGCCATTATCTACGAGCTAAAAGCCCTCCTGGTCTTTGCTGATTAGCAATTTCAGATTGAACTGCTGCTGCCAGCATACTTCCAAGTTGCTCAGCTTGTCCTGCGTCGCCTTCTACTGACGAACCAGAAGCATCTACATTAACAACCACGTTTGTTGAACCTCCCATTGCATGATTTGGAACGATATTACCGCTAGAACCTGGAACAAATAATTCTGGGCCTTTTTCTCCTACTAGATAAGTACCTCCTCCCTTTACAGGGCCACCATTTGCTGCTTCCCCGTCAACTTTTGTCTTTCCTACATTTGTGCCTAAAGCAGCAGCAAATATATGTCCAACTCCAGGAAGACTTGAAAGACCTATGTTTACCCCATAATTCAATAACGCATTACTAATTCTTCTAAATGTATTAGAAGCAACCTCTCCTAATGTTTTAGTACCATCTATTGCTGCATTAATTCCTTCGACTAATCCATCTCTAATTGAAACTCCTATTGCGTCATATACAGCTTTTACTTGTTCCTCTTGTTGTCTAATATTTTCATTTACATCTTGAAGGTCATATAGTGTATTCAATCTATCTTTAACTTGCTTAAGTTTGTCTCCTTCTAAACCTGCTGTTTCTCTTGCTATTTCAGCTTCTCTTTCTCTAAGTTCATAACTTCCATGTTCCATATTCATTAATTCTTTTTGACCAGCTATTTCTTTATCTAAATCAGCTAATTTCTTCGTATAATCTTGTTCTAATTTGTTTTTATCTTGGAATTTTTTATAATTATCTTCTGCTTCATAAAAAGCCTTAACTGCTGCTGTTACTCCTTCTAAATTATCTTCTTTATCTTTCTCCGTTTTAAACGTTTTCATAACTTGTTTTATTTCATTGTTAATCTTTGCCTGACGTTCACCTATATTTGGATCCATCTTTTCATTCAAAAGCTTAGTCTTAGATTCATAACCAGCAATAGTACTTGCACCTGAACCATATAAACCTTCTATTGCCTGACTTGCTTGATATTTTCTCATGAATTCGTCTACTGAATTATCGTGAGCAAGAAGTTCTTTTTTCTGTTGAGGAGTTCTAGTTTCCCACTCAGCGTACCCTGGAATATACCCAAAAGGATTTGTACTTTTAGTAATAAACTTCAACACATTTTGCTCTATTTTTTCGACTGGGCTTGCTCCAACATTATTTACTATGCTTTGTCTCTGACTCCATAAATTCATTATTTCTTTTTCCTGATCATTTAATTGGTTATAACTTTTGCCTGATGCTTTAATATCTTTAACTTTTGCCTCAAACATTCCAAATCTATTTGCTCTTGAAATTTGATTTGTTAATGCAAGTAAGATTCCACTACTATTTATTAACTCAGCAACAGAAGCTTTCATTAAGGTGAACGCTTTACCCATTTCATTACCAAAGTCTTGAGCATCATTACCGAACTGCTTCAAACTTTTTACTCCTTGTTGACCTATTAATTGAGCTAGTTTTTTAGTCGCTTCTGCCATTGCAGCAGCTTCGCCTTCTATAGCCTTTAACATTTCTATATGTCGTCCGTAAGCAGTATTTGTTACTCCTAAAGAAGCAACAACAGCGTCTACGTTTGGATTTATATCATTAAATGCCTTTCCAAGTTCAGCAGTTTTAGCAACGAAAGCATCTATCTGTTGACCTATTGCACTAAAAAATATTTGCGCTCCAAAACCCTGAGAAGCAGTTGCATATTGTAACCCTGCACCAAGTAATCCTCCTCCTACAGAACCAGCTCCTCCTCCAAACAACATAGGGAAACCAGCTCCTAACATTAAGTTCTCTGGAAGTCTTTGATTTGCTAGTCGTCTTGCTTCCTTTCTCTTTTGTACTTTCTCAATTCTCTGGTCTATATCCAACATTTGTCCATTTTGTTTAACTAATCTCTTATTTATTTGTTCATTCTTTTTCTTCCATTTAGTTTTTCTTTCTTCTAGCTCGGCTCCTTTCTTCTGCATTTCTAATTGTTTCTTCGCCGCCTCTTGTACTTCCGTAGATTCAATGCCACTAAACTCACGTGTTGCTTTGGCTGCTTTCTGAATCTCTTGCGTTATCTGCTGTCTTAGTTTATAGATTTCTTGTAGTCTTCTTGCATAATTTCTATCTTCAGGATCAGTAGCAGCTAAATTTCTTTCTTTAACCTCAAGTCTTGCCTCTAAAGATTGCTTAAGACTAGGTTTTCTCCTGGCTCCTACTGCGTCCCCTGCTGCTCTGTAACGATCTAAACCCTTACCAGTAGCAAACCAGTCGTCTATGCTACCTGATAAACCTCTACCTCCCATCCACTCAGGCATCATCATCATTGCTGCGGAAGCCATCATCGGTAGCTCACGCACCATTTTGCCCATTGCAGAAAAAGCGTTTCTATAATTTCTCTCTACACTCCAAATAATATTTGCTGCAGCATCTTCAAACGCCATAAATCCTTTAATTGCCTTACCTACCCAATCAGCAGCACTTAAAACTTTCTGTAATCCAATAGCGGCACCTTTTACTCCAGCCACTCCTAAAATCATATTTTGGAGATGAGAAGATGCTATCTTTTCTGTCTTTCCCCAAGCAGGATTTAAAGCGTTAACTGCTCGTGCAAGCTCATGCACTGACTTTGTTATACCAACGAGTGCCGCAGTTTGACCAACCCATCCTAGTGGGCCTTTACCTATTAAAGTCTTCCCTGTTGCTTTTGCAGCTTGCCATAGGAATTTTTTGTTTTCTTTAGCTGCATCTTTTTTAACTTTTGCTAAATCTTTTTCTAGTTTTAATCTATTTTTTCCAAATTGCAGCATTTCTCTTTCTACTCGCCTTTCTTCATTATTTGCTGCCTTTCTATCATCAGCAGCTTTTCTTTCTATAGCATTTCCGTTATCTAAAATATTATTTACCTTTTGGATTGCTTCTTCTACTTTTTTATACTCTGTCCCTTGTAACTCGACTAAAGATAAAGCTTTTTGAAGCTCTGCCTTGTATACATTTAATGATGCAATATTTTTAGCAATTCCCTTCTCTGTACCTATTGTGTCCGTCATCGCTGCCAGACTCAATGCGTTTGAGTAACCTTCACCCGTTCTAGTTTTTTGTTTTCCAGCGTAAAAACGACTTTGAACTTCAAGTCTTTTTAATTGCTTAAATACTAATTCTTGTTCTGCTTTGGCAGCAGCTTTTATAGACAATGAATATAAGGTGTTTTTGCTAGTAGCAACTTGTGTTTGTCTTGATATTTCCTGTAACGCTTTAGCCTGACGCATTAAACCTGCTTCACTTTTATTAAATACACCTCCAGCTTCAGCAAGCGTTTTAACAGTTCCTTTAAGAGTATCTAACTGTTTTATCCATTTAGTATCCGTTACTCCAGACCCAGAAAGTAACGGTCCTTCCTTTGCTATCTGTTTATTAAGATTCTTTATTTTAGTTAAAGTTACGACACCTTTATTTAATGCTTTTTGATTTAAAGGACTTTTCTTTGAGCCTTTATTTATGTTGTCTATAGTTTTAGAAAGCTTTATAAATTCCGTCCCTATTGTCTTAAAAGCTTTAGAAAGACTCGTAAAATTATTATTTATCTTGTTAACTTTTTTATCAACACCACTAAGATCTCTAGTTATATCCTTTATTGCTTTCTTTATCTGACCATCTTTAGCCGTAAATTCAACAGTACGGGTATAATTAGCCACTCCTCTCGTACCAAACAATATCTTCTATCTTACCCTTTTTGAGATCTAATAGCACGACCTGTTTGTCTTGCTTCTTGACTTTTTTCCATTTCATCATTCTGAATCTTAAAAAAAGCAGCCCAACCTATCATTTCTTCTCTTGTTAATTCTCTCGTTAATTCTCTAACAGTTTTACCTAATTCTTTTGCTAACGAGAATAAAAAAATCCACTCCTTATTCGCTTTTCAAATCAGCTTCAGCTTCGTCTACCTCCTTATTTGATCCAGACTCAAGCATTGCTAATTGAATTTCTTGCAGTACAGCAGCTTCTACTTCTCTACGAAGAGTTGCTCTATCTCCATCAGCAAATAACCTTTTTCCTTTTTCATCCAATGCTTTTTGAATCATCAAAGATAAAGCAAAATTATTAGCATCATCTGTATTACCAGATTTTTTCTGAATAGATTCTCTTTCAGCAATTGTTAATGGATGCCAAAAAATAGTAAGAACAACTTCACTATCTTTCTTCACATCATGTTGGTATAACTGGCTTACACCAAACTTGTTGCTTAGAAGCTCAACGGCTCTCATAAAAAGATTTATACATTATTAGTATACTAACTCGAAATTAACCATTTGCGGAGAATTGACAGGTAATCACACCTAAATAATGTGATTCGTCTTCATTGTCAATCCCTCCAGGCCCAACAACATCGCCAACTCTTGGATTGCAGGAATAAGTGTCTACATAAGTAGAGGAATTAACAGAAGTCATACCTGTAATAACTGCTTCACTTAAAGCAGCAAGAACAGATGTCCCTGCACCTTTCGGAACATAAATTCCAGATTGAATAAATCCTGAATAATAAGTTTGTGCTTCACCTTGTACTTGTTTAGTTGCTTGCCCAAAATTAATCGTTGTAACTATATATTTAACTTTTTTCCCTGGTTTTGTATATGAAACATTGTCATAAATCATCGTAACTGTAGGATCAACATCCTTTACAGCATCTGTAATTGCTGCTTCAAAAGCAGCTCTAGTATTTACAAGAGTCATAAGTCTTGATACTGAGTTTGTACATCTTTAACATTAGATCCAATGTAATCTCCCCCAACACTAATATTAGGACGCTTATCAGTGAAAAATCTATCAATTTTTTGAGATAAACCTTCTCTAAAATTTCCTGCACCACCTGCTAGATAAGCAAATACACTAGATTTAGGAGAAAATAACGCTTGCGGAGCATATTTAGTCGAGTTTCCTATATAAACAGTTTCATTTAACTTAAAAGTTTTAGGAACAGCAAAACGCTGTTTTATATAAGGTTTTTGACCAGGAGCTAATCTATTTCCATTGGTCTTAATAGAAGACCAAGGAGTAAATTTTTCTCTTTCATCTTCTTCGTTAATAATTGACTTACCTGCTTTCCAGCTAGAAGCAAAAAATCCAGTTAAAACAGGACTTACTTTTTTTGAGGTTAAATCACTAACAACAGCAGCAATAAAACCATTTAATTGAGCTTCTACTTCATCCTCAAAATCATCCAAGATTTGTTTTGTGAAAGCATTTGCCTTTGATTTTGTAGATAACCTACGTGGTGTTGCACTCCTCCTAGCCATTAGAACCTCACCAAAATTGTATGTAGATAAACTTGTCCACCACGTTTTGTATCTATATCAATTATTTGAGAAACATGTGTTGATCCTGCATAACTTAACGTGATTTCATCCTCAAATGTAGGTTGATGATCTCCTATTAAATCAGGTGTTATATATAACTTTGCTCTTCTTAACTCCCTTCCTTCATCTTCTTCTGCTTTTATAAATTCAACAGGTACTTTAATATCAGAATAACTAGTTGTTGTAAGTAATTGCTTTCCTTTTGCCACGTTATAACTACCTTTTGCGTTAACAGAATAGGTAATTGTAGTATCTAAAGCCGTACCAAGATCAGATACAACCTGCTTGGCAATTGCTTTAAATGCTGTGTCTAATGCTCCTGCCATGATTAACCTCTAACTACCCGAACTTGATAGCTGCCACTTCCACCAAGACAATAAGCACCAAGATAGGACTGCAACCAAGGATAAACGTCAAATACATTGTTAATCGTTCCAACACCTTGACTAT